TGTCGTCCCCATAGACTTGCACCATCCGAGAGGCGTGCAAAACGTTCCTATGCGTCGGCGGCTTGCCGAGCTTGTGTAGAATACTCGCTATGGATATCATCGCGAATACAACACTCTGCACAGGGAACGTAGTTGCATTACCCATACCGGCGAACTTCGTGAGACTTCGGGCAGGCTTTTGGCCTGCCCTAACCTCTACGGAGCGGAACCTGAAAAGCTTTTCCAGGAAAGCTTCATGTCTGTGGAACACGAGTTTTACGACCTCGCTAGAGAGTCGGTCACTCGCACTACTCAGATCAAGGGTTGCCCATTCACCAGTAAGGGAGCCAACTTCTGCCAAGTATTGATTCGGCAGCTGATGGCTGAGAACTAGCACTTGCCTTAGAATTTTGCACTGCTCGATCTCTCGACGCAGTCCATCGTTCAGGCCCTGTTGAGCAAACTGGAGCACAACAGGTTCGATGGTGATTGTCCGACGTGAAGTCGAATTTTTCGCCACCGAGATGAGCTTAGCTCTCCCTCTCGGGACAGACGGTTGCACATCTCGCATTTCAGATTGGAACCGTTCAGAGTTTAATCCGAACAGATCCAGTCCTAGGCCACTAAGATCGTCTGTAGAACACAGACTATCCCAGATGGCCCTCCACTTGGAGTTTGCAAGATGTCCTTCAGCAACCGCCCCGGGCCCGTGCTTAAGACTGTATTCCGAATCGAGTTCAAGATTTGGAAGTATCGTCTGACAGCACATCTTCAGAAAATGACTTCGAGTGTCATCGAGTTGTAACCCGACTAGCTCGTCGTCAGTACTGAAGAATTTGGTCTTTGCCTTATTGTCTAAGGCCTCGGTGCTTTCCTCCGAGAGACCAAATTTCTTAAACAAGTAGAGGATCTGCCGCACGCTTTTAACGCAGGACATATCATAGTCTTGCCTAAGATGACCGGTAGATTCGTCGAACACCCTTGAGACAATACCCGAGAGAAATTTCGGGATTTGTCGTCCTCGGTTTCTTGCGAAACCGGGAATATGCTCAAGGCACCTCTTGGCAAGCCCTCTGTCGAAGGCTAGCCCAAAGGCAGGGAGAGCGTTAGTAAGGAAACTAACGCCCTCGTGTTCAACTCTATACTCGATCGTAAGAAGATCACGATCGAGGCCACTCAAGTCAGGATCGAACCTCTTCACATCAGTAAAAAGGCTCGAGATGATGCATAGCGGTCTGTTACCCATCACGGAAGAACTCCGAAAATGGAACCGTAACAAACGCTGCAAGGCAGTTAAGCCTCTTCGAAACCCGTCAAGTCTATCGACGCGAATCGACCATCCTTGGTGCGCCAGCGCACTCCCGGTAGGGAACGCTGATGCACTACCACGGGCTCGTTAGAGTCGTGGCAATAGGAATGGAGGCCCTTGATCACTGAGTTGATAGCATCCAGTCGAAGGATGCCAACCCAGCGATCTCGGTCCCAATCACTGCGTGGCTGGCCAAGACCGAACTTTCCCACGATCTCCGAGTGTGCTCGGTTAACCATTAGCTCAACTTGAGCTTCTAGTTTGCCGATACACTGGGGACATAGGGCTAATCCGGTCCAACCAGAATACGCATGAGGCTTTGTACTGCACGACGATCCACAGACGTTGCACCGCCG